GCCATGGAGATGCCGAGGAAGGTCTTGCGGGCGATCTCCAGCCGGTTGTTGCCCTCGGGGATGGCAGCGAGGAGCTTCGAGTAGTTGGTGAGCAGGGACTCGAACTCGACACCCAGAGTGTCCGCGGTCTTTCGCAGGAACGCGTACGAGTTCGCCGCGTCTGTGGCGTTCTTCGTCGACACCATCATGATGGCGTTGAAGCCCTGGAGCTTGTCCAGCTCCTTCACGACGGCGGAGAAGACGAATTCAAGACCTGCGCCGAGCTTGCCGACGATGGAGAAGAAGCCTCCGACCGTCTTGGACAGGATGTCGAAGGCACTGTTGAGGCCCGTGATGACCTGAGAGTAGCCGGTCGCCGCGCCACGACCAGCGCCCATCGTGGTGTTGAGCGACTGGGTGGCGCCGCGAGCGTTGTTGATGGCGGCGGCGAGGTTGTTGAACGCCCCTACCGCCTGCTGAGTGTTAGCTGTTACCGCCAGTACCGTTGCCACTGCTTAGCTCCAAATACTTGGAATCCATCACGCCGATCAGATCAATGAACATGTCCACTGGCAAGCAGGGCTTGCCGAACAGTTCGAAGTAGGCCAGTATCTCGGACAGTTGGATTGGATTTGGAACCATTCCAGCGCTTCTGGTGCGGCTTAGCACCTTGTACGCGTCCACCACGTCTGAGGCAGCTCCAAAAATTCTTGGCATCTTGAGGAGGGCATCAGGCGTGACGCCCGTGTCCTCCTCCATCTGCTTCAGACTCTTATAGCGCTTGCCCCAAGTGAGGTGCCACTGGACCCACTCGGTCAGCCGTTTCCCAGTTCTTCCTGCTCCTCTTCCTTGTACAGGTTCAGGTTGGTCGAGACCTCCGTGACGAAGTCACGGAACTCGGAGCTCTTGGTCAGGGCGACCAGAGCGGCCTCCTGGCTGAACGGCGTGGGCACACCGGTCTTGGACTTGACGTCCTGCCAGTCCAGCAGGATGCCCTCGGACATCGCCCGGCAGAGGATGTCGCGCTGGACCTTGGGGTCGAGCGTGCCGTTCTCGAGCTTCTTGCGGTGCGGTTGCTGAGCCCGGGCGAGGGCACGCTGGAACTTCAGGTTGGAGATGTGAGCGATCAGGAACTTGGAGCCTTGGAAGGACTCCCAAGTACCCTGATCGATCTTGGTGTTGTCAGCATCGAATTGGAACATTTTATGTCCTCAAGTATTACGCGGGATCGCGGGTGAGACGGATGACGCATTCTTCGGTTGCGTCGTACAGAGCACGCCACTTGGCCGTGAACATCACGTCCGTGTTGCGGCCGCCCGCGACCACTTCGCCGGATTCGAACTTGGCGCGCGGGATGAAGAACAGGTACGAGTTGCCGGCGTCGTCGCGCAGCTCGAACTGCATGGAGAACTCGGTACCTTCCACGAACTTCTCGTAGTTGGAACCGTCGTTGAAGTAGAACTCCACGTCGCCGGTCACTTCGAGGGTGCCCAGCTTCATGTCACGAGCCTCGAGCGATCCGATGCATTGGATCGCGCGGACGTTGTTCTTCAGGTTCACGCCCAGCTTGCTGATGCAACCGCTGTACGGCACGCCGTCGATGGTGAAGTCGCGGACGTTCGAGACCGCGTTCATCGGCGTGGTGGAGCTCACCGGCGGGAAGGTCGCGCCCCCGATCTGGGACTCCGACACCTCGCAGCCAAGGGCCATGAAGCCGAAGGAACCCTCGACGATCTTGCCGACCTCCATCTTGAGGTCCAGGCTTTCTGGGGTCGCCCCGTGGAACAGATGGAACTGCGGCACGTCCATGTCCTGGAAGTGCTTCTGCAGGCTGAACGACTGCAGGTCCACGCCGTTCTCCAGCACGTTGGTGGTCCAGGCGCCGCAGAACACTGCTTCCAGGAAGTCGTCGAAAGTGCCGTACGACAGTTCCAGGTTGATGTTGCCGGCGGCAGAGGCCTGCGTCTGGATGAGGTCGGTTTCCGTGCGATCGGGGCGGATTTCCGACGTCTTGGTGTTCTGGATGTTGAAGTTGAGTGACTCGCCGGTGTACCGCACTTGGTTCAGCGCGGTCACGGTCGAGTTGGTGCCGCCGGCGAGGGTGGCACCGCCCCAGGCCGCGTTGGCACAGGTCTCGGTCGAAGCGATCGAGTTGCCCGCGGTGCCGCCGAGCTTGGCGCGCACGACCAGGGTGGTGGCGTTCGAGGAGACCGATTCGACGTTCTCGTTCTCGGTCATGGCCGCCGCGTAGTCGGTGCCAGGCACACCGCCCGTGGCGTTGATCGCGTTGAACAGGTTCAGGAGCGAAGCCGTGAGGCTCGCACCGATGTGCACGTTGCCATCGACGTTGGTGAGCGTCGTTTGGAACGTGTAGGTCTTGCCGCCCACCGTGACGGTTTCGGTGTTGCCGAAGTTGGCGCTGCCGGTGAGGGTGCCTTGGGCTCGCACGGAATCGTCGGGAGTCACGCCCAGCGTGGTCTCCTTGATGTACCGCAGAACGACGAGGTCAGCTGAAGACATGTGTCACTCCTTCAAAAATCGTAGTAGAACGGGCAGCTCACCTGAGCCATCACCCACCCCAACCTCTCCTTGTTGTCTCGGATGAGATCGGGAACTTTCAGTTTCACAACCGGAGCAACGAGTGGCAGTGTCGCCGACACCTCTTGTTGCTTGACCATATCTGCAGCTTGCTTCGCCAGTTCGAGCTGACGAGCGGTGCCCTTTCCGGGCTTTGTGAAGATCGACAACAGCAGAAGACCCTTCTGCCTGAAACATCCTTGCGTGATCGTCCGCGACATGCCGTCGCCGAAGACCACATTCATTCGCATGAACTCGTTGTACAGCTCCGAGTTGAACTCGACGTTGTCGTAAGCAATTTGGGTCGTGTTGCCCCATTGGGCTTGCACGAACTCCTCCAAGCTTTGCTGAACCACGTCGTACATCATGCCATTGCTGCCGCGAGTCTCAGAATACCGTAGGGAGCCTGATCCGACCAACCGTACTCGAGCAGCTCGGCATAAGGCTGAGCGTTCGAGATGATGACCGTGTCACCGAGTTTGAAACCTTGAGGCCATCTGAAGGAAGCTCCTCGAATCGGGTTAGCCGCATTGCGCCCTTCGGTCACGTCCTCTCGAGCCACGTTGAAGCTAACGCGCCAACTTGCTCGGAAGGCACCAGTGTACACCGGAGAGAGCTTGACGGCTGCGCGGAAGACGCGACCCGCAATCTCTTTCACTTCCTTCTCTGCCAAATCCTCTAAGTCGCTCATCGTGGGCCACTCAGAGGATTTGGTAGATACTTCGATCATCCTAACGCTCGAATCTGTAGTTGAGATAGTGCGACCTCGTAGCCAGCCATCACCTTGTCGTTGTTGATCACGCGGTACTGTCGCGTCCCGACGTAGATCATGTCGTTCGGCTTGGGCACTCCTCCCGTGGCAGTAGGGAAGACGAGCCACTTGCGATCGGAGGCCAGAATACGCTGGTCTTCGAGCTCTTTGGTCTCGAACTTCGATTCCACGATCGATACGGGAGTCGATACCTCCGGATAGGTCGGCTCCGACCCAGGGGTATGGACTGCAGCACCTCGCGTGACGAGCGTCCCTTCGAAGGCCAGGTCCTGAACCGCAGCCTTTGCTTTGGCGACGGCAGAGAGGACTTTGCCCTTAAGCACGGACGAGCTTCACCTGGCGAACCATGTTCGCGCCAGGAATTTCAGGGTTGTTGACCGATCCGAGGTCCTTCAGCAAATACGCCACGATGTCGGGGAAGTACTTGTTGAGAGGTCCTTGGACCTGCTGATTGAAGTCGATCGTGATCGGGCCGACCTTGATCGCGTCGTATGCGGCGTCCTGGGCAACGGCGACCAGTCCTGCATTCTGCATGGACCAGATGGCCATCTCGCAAGTTGCTTCCTTGAGCCTCTCCGGAAAGAGAGTGGAGTCGAGGAGCCACTGATCGACCCACGCGTTGTAGCGGGGCCAGTCGAGATTTTGGTCTCGCGAGTACTTCGAGCCGATCCAGTCGCCGATCATGTCGATCGAGCGAGTGGCGTTCACCAGGTAAGTGGCCTTCAGTTCGTTGGAGAGAGCTCTCCAGGCCACGCCGACGGCCGAATCAGGACACCGGTCCTGGACGTAAGCAGCCATCTCGGCGGCAGACACGTACGTGTTGCACGTCGGAGACAGAGGCTCGTTGTCCAGTACCAGTGGCATGATCGGCTCCGATCAGATCGACACCGATCAGTCGATGTTGACGTTCTGCAGGCGGAAGATGGCCAGCTCGCTGAACAGGGCGAGGGAGGCGTAGAAGCGCAGACGGGTGATCGTGTCGTTCGTCTGTTCGGCTTCGCCGACGTACGACACGAAGATGCCCGACTGGACCGTGCTGGTCAGACCGGCGATGCCGACCTTCCGCGAGCCGTCGTCGAAGCAGCCGGCGTAGATGTCGGTGATGACCGAGCCGGTGCTGCCGGACTGGGTGATCCAGTCGTTGCGGAAGATCGGGACGCCGCGGTAGGCCATCATGTTGGCCGTGGTGCCGTCCGGCAGGTTCACGACTTCCGTGATGTTCGCGCCGCCCAGGGTGCGCAGCAGGGTCAGGTGGGCGCGGATGGCCGAGTCGGGCATCATGAAGAAGTCGACCTGACCGTCCTTGGCCTTCACGCCGGAGATCGCGCGGTCCAGCAGCTCGAAGCTGTAGGACGCCGAAGCCGCGTCGTAGGTCTGGGCAGCCGGCACGAGGCGGGCGAGACCTTCGAACTCGAGCGGGTCCACCGCGGTGCTGCCGGTGATGAACTGGCGCTGGTACTCGCGACCGAGGGCCTTGGCCTTCGAGGCGACCTGCACGCCGCGCTGGTTGTTGTTGTTGCTCATGGTCGCTTCGATGAAGTGGTCGACCAGAGCGTCGCCGATCAGCGCCTTCAGGGAAGCGGTGACCGGGGTGAAGGTCGCGGGCGTCTTGGCCGCGGCCGGGATGGCGTTCGAACCGCCGCCCACACCGATGGGAGCCACGCCGCCGATGGCGTTCTCGCGGGTGTACTCGAGGGCGTTGCCGATGATCTGATCGAACGGGAGGAACCGGTAGATCTGGTTCACCGTGACGATCGACTCGATCACGCCCTGAATCAGGGGGTTCTGTTGGATTTTGGCCGCTTCGACCAGGGTGAGTGATGCCATGAAAAGCTCCGATGGAGAGAAGAGGTTAACGTCTGCGTCAACTTTCCCTCCACCGGAGGGTCCTGCGCATTCTGGACGGCTTACCAAGTCGTCTAGGTTACGCCAGCGTGTCAGCTCGTAGCCTTCGGACCCCTAGGCTACATGTGTACATTATAACGCGCCCGGGGGCGTTTGTACACCGCTTTGATCGCGGGAACTCATGGACCTAGTCCATGGTTCCCGTGACCGTTGGTCAGGCGCCCGGGAGAACTCCGAGCACGCCGCCTTGCGCCAGGCCGGCGTTGATCTTGTCGACCGCCGACATGTTGGCGTTGCCACGACCGCCAGGCTGCGGACCGCCACGAGCGCCGCT